TGTCTTCGCCAGGGTCGATACGGTGGCGAATCAAGCCTACGTCGATTTGGACGATGAGGTTATCAATGTGGTCGACGGGACTGTTCGTATAATTGCCGAGGATTGCATCTTAACCCCGATGAGCATAGGCGATTTTTACGCGCTTGACCCTGGCGAAGACATCTCATCTTCGTATCCCACACTTTATGCGATAGACACCGATGGTTCGGGAACGATGCGGCTTCTTCTCAGGGACACGCCCGACGCCGTTTACACAATCAATCTCAAAGTCCAGTCAATGCCCGACGAGGACGAGGTAGGCGCCTTGCCAGACTGGTATCACGGTATGCTGCGTTCGCTTGCCACTGCGATTGCACTGGAAGCTCTCAGCCTGCCTGTTGGTAATCATCAGGCACGATACCAGGAACGCCTGAAGAACATAATTTCAAAGCAGCGTGGCCATAGCGGGCCGATGCACCTTAACATACGTCAACGGCCTACAGGCTATCGTCATCCCGAACAGAGGATTGGTGGGGGCATATAATGGCAACAGGAACAACACTAATCACGCAGGTCCGTGACATCCTTCAGGACACTACTGATGAGAGCTTCGAGGATGCAGAGATACTTCGTTACCTCAATCGCGGGGCAAAGGAGTTCTGCTCGACTACCGGCTGTTTGCAGTCTACTGCGACAATCAATACGGACGCTACGAATTTCACTTTCACCCTGTCCAACACGGATTCGAAACTCTTTCTTGTCTTCGATGTGGAATACAATGGAACGCCTTTGAGCAGGACGTTCAGGCACGAAATAAACTACAAGTTCGGCGCCTCTTCGGGAACGCCTGACAATACGACCGCTTGGTATTATTTCGGCGGCATCCTGTATATAGAAATAATCGCACCCACCGCCACGGATTCAAGTGCCCTGACTATTTTCTATATGCGAACGCCAACAGATATGACGGCGGTCGACAGTACTTTCGACTTTCCCGACCAATGGGAATCCGCAATTGTCAACTATGCGATTGCCCAATGCTACGGTACGCAGCGGGATACGATACTCGAAGCAAAGCACATGGGCGAATACGAGAAGATGCGGCAGTCCGCGTTTGCAATCAACAAAGCAAAGATTTTGGGCAGTGCAGCTTAAAACAATATCAACTTAACTGGATGGGAATAAAAGGCATAATATTTCTCCCTTCCGTATTGGGCGGCCTTGTGGTCGCCCTTTTTTATTTAGGTAGCCTTCATGTTCGATGTACCCCCGTTTGCTCCGAAGCCGATTTTTGAACAGGCTAACGAGTGGCAGCCATATCTTATTGACGATTTCACAGGCGGCCTTGACACCGCCGACCCGTCAACGGCCCTGCGCAAAGACCAGTTCTCTGCAATGAGCAATTACTATCTTCAGCCGAACAGGACGTTGAAGGTCAGGGGCCCTTTCAGGCCGTGGCTTGTCGCTTCTGAAGATACCATCCTGCCGGATACTGCACCACCGCTTACATTTAAGATAGTCGAGCTCAGGGGCAGTGACTTCATGGTGGCCTGCTGGAATTCCGGTTCATATACAGAGGTCAGTGTTTATGATGAGACTAACGACCGCTGGGCAGGAGAAGTCGCGGGCACGTCTATCAAGGCAAACTTGACTGACGGCTACCCTGTCAGGTTCGCCAAGTTCGGCGTCAACGATGCAGAGGACTTACTGTTCTGTAACGGAAAAGATACGCCCCAGCGATGGGTAGGGACGGTCGATACCGCTTCTTCTGATTTGGGCTTGAAAGTGCCGTCAGACATGACCCTTACGATAACTAACGTATCCGCTGCAAATCCGGGCGTTGTAACAACGTCTGCGGTACACGGGCTTACAAATAACGATGTGGTTGCGATAGATGGCGTTGTCGGAGATATGGGCGATGACGTTCTCAATGATAACGCCTTTACGATAACCGTAGTTACTACAACCACCTTTTCGATAGGAGCGAGTACGGCGGGAAAGACTTACACTTCAGACGGAACCGTTCATAAAAGAGGTCTGGTAATCACGGCCGCTTCTACTGTCGGAGGCAGAGGCATTATAACAAACGGCACCTTCTATTACAAAATGACATACTTTTACGACGACAGCGGCACTTCCACAAAGTATGGCGAAAGTGGCCCGACGACCCATACTCTTAGTGTGGCTGTAACAGGCGCAGCCGCCGGCGCTGAGCAGAAAGTGACCCTGTTGGGATTCACTTTCCCAACGGGGGTAGCTTCGCTGAACCTTTACCGCGCCCCACCGGATACTCCGTTAGGGCCTTACGAGTTGGTAGGCGAGGGCATCTTGACCGAAACCGACTTTGATGATGTCGTACCCGTTGGCGAGGAAGGTGTGGAATGTCCGCTCGATGCAGGGACACCGCCCAAGCTGAAGAACCCGATGGTTCACGACGGCAGGTTGTGGGGAATAGGAATCAACGCGGCGGGTGCATTGACGAACAAGGGCGTCTGGTCGAGAAAAGGCTCACCTGACTTCTTTGACACATTCAATTTCGCCTATTTCCCCGACCCTCTTGTCGGCCCCGTAGCTTTCAAAAAGGACGTCTACTGGTTCACGGAACAGCAGATATATGTTGTACCCAACGCCGATGTCGTTACTTATGCCAATCCGCTCAAAATCTGTGATATAGGCTGCGATTCCTTCGATTCTATTGTCGATGTTGGTAACGGCCTTGTGTGGCAGTATAACGGCAATATCTATTGGGCCAACTTCAACGACTTCAATCCGGTAACGGGCGATTTACCCTGGCCTATCGGCGACCCTATCAGGGATAAGATTGACGATATTCCCGTAGCTCAGAGAGTAGATTCCAACGGAACATTTCACCACGATAGGTATTATCTTTCGATAGCAGGGCCAAACCAGTCCGTACCAACGTCCACGCTTGTCTGGGACGTCAAGCACGGCACCCGCCTTCTGCAAAAAGGGCAGACAGGCGCTTGGTCGAGTTTGAGTTGGGCCGCCAACGATATGCAGTCTTTTGATGAAACGCTATACACCGCCGACAACACGAACAAATACATAATGGAACATGACTTTGCCGGGACAGCAGATTATACTTCCAAGACGAATTACGACGCCACCACGTCGAACGATATCGCCACCGAACTTGCTACCGGCGACCTTCATTTCGGCGATGAATGGGCGGACAAGATAATCAATTCACTATCACTCATGGTACAAACTTCCGGCATTACGCTTAATGCCGTTATCTCCTTCAACGACAATGAGTACCGCCGCACAAAATCGTTTACACTTGGCTCCGGTTCGCTTGCCATAGATAGCACCTGGCTTATCTGGGGGCAGGGAACGTGGGGCAATTTCAACTGGGGTTCAAGTGCTTACGGCGTCCAGAGCGACCACAAGAAAACCGGCAAGGGCGGTAAGGGCAGAAACGCAAAACTGACTCTCGAATCCAGTGATTCGGAAGATACGAACCTAATCATGGCAAAAATATATTTCAAGGCGCTCCCAGTAGTGGCGTAGCGGAGATAATAACATGGCTACAACTTATACTGTTACTTCTTCTTTTGCCGCAGATACAACGGCACTCGCCAGCGAAGTCAACCAGAACTTCACAGACGTTTTAACTGCCCTAAACTCTTTCGATGCGGCCAACCTGACGGGCACGATAGCCCTTGCAAGAATTTCCGATTTAACAGCAACACAGATGGCTTCCACGTTTTTCCTGGACCAAGATGCCATGACCTCGGACTCGGCAACGGCAGTCTCTTCTCAGCAGGCAATCAAGGCTTATGTGACTGCCCAAATAGCTGCACAAGGCGACACAAGATACGCAAGGGGATGGGTACTTGTAGACACTGACGGAACAGACCTTGCTTCTTTTAATGTAACCAGCGTCACGCGAAGTTCAACGGGGACTTATGTAATTACTTGGAATACGGATTTCGGAAGTGCCAATTATGCTGTAGCACTATCAAACTATCCTGCACCTGGTGAAGTTGCAATTGCCGTAGTTGATGCTCAAGCTGCTGGAACTATAACTATCTCTACATATAAAGGTTTTGAGACCGCAATAAAAGCTGATGTTAAATTTAGTTTAGTTGCTTTTGGGGCACAGTAGGATAACAAATTGATTGCCAGGCAGATTACATCCCTCGACAAAGAAACAGTTTTTCAGATTTCAAAGCTGTGGCTCAGGATACCTCAGAACACCTCTACGTTAAGTGAATACCTTCAGTACATATTCGACCGCTGGGGACACATTGCACTTTTCGGTGCGTTCGAGAATGGCAAACTGATAGCATATACCCACGCAGAGCCGCCGTCCCCGCTTGACAAGGAAGTGGCTTATCTTCCGTTTAGCTCGGCACTTCCGCAGTGTTCAAGAGAGACGACAGAAAAAATCCTATCGCTTGCAGAGGGCTGGATGGTAAAGAGGGGGGCTAAGAGATGGAAGATGGAAACGCTGAGAAACCCCAAAGCGATTGCAAGGAAATGGGGCCTAAAAGTTTTGGCAGATGAAATTCCTATGGGCAGGGAAATAAATGTTAAAGACCAGAAAAATCTATAGAGCGGGGTACGAATTTCAAGTACCCGAAAGCAATATGTGTTCCTTGAGGTTCAAGGGCGGTGGCGGTGGCGATGCCCCGACTCGACCCAAAATGGACGAAATGGGCGAAGAGCTTCAGAGTGAGCTTTTCACCTATCTTGAAAGCGGGCTGCGAGGGGCAGGTCTTAACCCTGATATGCAGGCAAGGAGCATACGAGAGATGCTTGCCGCTACGACCGAGGAGTTCCACCAGACACAAAGTGACCTGCCGGGTATGCTTGCCCGAACCATTCCGAAGGCCGACACCGGCGTCCGAAGTTTCATACGAGAAAACGTAGACGCTTCCTACGCCCGGACAAAAGAGGGAATCAGGGACGAGTTCGCAGGTGGGGAATTTGAAGACAAGGGCATCGCCCAGAACCTTGCCTTCAACGCCCTTGCAACGGAGAAGGGGGTAGGCTCTCAAATCTCCGATATGTTCAATCAATCGCAGCTAAGGCGGTCACAGGCCCCTTCATTCGGCTCTGAGTTGGCCGGCGGTATTGGTGGGGCGGCGGGCATCCTGGCTGGTGGGTACAAGGGGCCACAAACAAATACAATGACCTCTCAGTGGGGTGGCGCTTCCGTTTTCACTCCGGCAGTTACATCGAATTTCCCGTCAAGTGATTGGTTGATTCCTCAACCAGCGGTATCTTATTCGCAGGGCTTTACCAATTTGCCCTAAGTCCAAAGGATAGAATACAATGCCAATCGAATTATCAGAAAAGGAAGTATTGCCAATTGCTGATTTCAGGAACAAGGTGCAGGAA